TAGGATTTGATATGTCTCTATTGAATTGACTCACTACAACAGGAGTGTATCCATAGAAGTCACGAGCATATCTCAGCTCATCAGACATCTTATCAATGGCTTGCTTCTTTGTAGGTTGGTCCTTTGTTAGTTTCAATAGTCCAATGTGGTCAATCACTACAATCGTTACAACATTTGGATCGTTAGGAACATAAATCTTGTTCCATTCATCAATCTCTTCAACACTTCCATGTTTAAGAGCATGTGTTTTTAGATTCTTAGCAATACCTATTGGATTATCAGGACCATCAATGATTGTAATAACATCATTCATTGCTTCAATGTAGTCTCTCTGGGCTAAGAAAAGATCGTGCTCGTCACTATTCATCTTTTCAGTCCAACCTAGTAGCTTATTTACAGGAATAATAACTCCTTCTTGTGTGAATATTCTTCTACTCACCCATTTAGCCATCTTATAGGTTCTACTACGTTCCATTGAATGATATATAATACGCAGTTTGATTTTTGGGTCTTTCTGCATGATGTACCAATCAAATGGATTCAAAACAAATGCATCATCAATAAATGATGTTTTACCAGAACCAGTAAGTCCACCTACAAGATAGTACATACTCTTTCTAAGACCAACATATCTATTAAGTCTGTTGAATCCCATAGGAATACCATCATTAACTCCTGAGAGTCCTTTGGCAACTTCTTCTTTTAAATGATTGAAACTCATTCTTTAGGTTTTACAAAGATTTTTAGTGTTCTTGCATTATCTTGATACGATAGTTGCACATCAGCATTGTGTATTACATATGCCCTTCCTGTCTGATCTATCACTTCAAGTCTTGTTACTTTTGGTAAATCGATTATTCCATCTACGATTTCTTCTTGCTCATAGGCATGAGCGTTACATGGTTGTTTCATTCTTTAAATGTTTCGTTATATAATTCCTCTATTGTCCAAGATTTTTTTTGAGTTGTCATAAAGCAACATTTTGCACCAAAATGACAAATATCTTCCTTTTCCATTTCTTTTGCTTGGTTAAGTATTTCATCAAATAAATTACCATCACCTCTCATTTCAAACTTTTCATAAAGTTCTTTTGCAAACCATTCTACTGCTGTCTGTCTCATATTATCATTGTTACTTTAATTACTGGACAACTTAGTTTGTGGTTATCATTTTCTAAACCACAGTATTCACACTTATTAGCCTGTTCTTTTTTATAGATTTCTAATAGTTCTTTTGTTGTATAAGTGTCATCATACTTACTTTTAGCGTGAAGCATCTCTACATAAATATTTATATTTTTATAACGATATTTACTACAAAACTCTGCAAATCCAATAGCAAAATCTTCTGCTATTTGTTCAGCAATATTCACATCCACTTCTGTTTTCTCATCTGATAGATGGCCAGTTAAGTTTTGTCTTAGTTGTTCTTTTAGTGTCATATGTCTGTTCCTTTTGATATTTCTGTTGATTCTACAATCTTAACACCTTCATTAATCAATTCTATTATGGGCTCATAACTTCTTTGATTAAGATAGGTGAGAGAGTTCTGCATGTACGTTAGTTTGTTATTTGCTTGTTTAATAGAAGCTTCTTTCTTTTGCAGTACATCAAATGTCAGTGCTTCAATCAATTGAGCAGCTGTATATTCTCCTTCAAGAAGAATCTTGTCAAATTTCAGCCTACATTCATCTTTAGCACTCTTGAGAGTTCTATTGCCTGTAAAGGTTTTACCTTTATAAGTGAATGTATCTGTACCTGGATATGCCTTCCACCAATCTTCAAATTCTGTTGTGGCAGGCTTTCTCTTGATTATTTGTTTTGCTTTCCCTCTTGTGGCTAGAAACGCTAAGAGCTCATGTCCTGACAATGTTAGTTTATCATCATCAGTAATGAGCCCTTTACGTACCAATCCTTGGTATAGTCCAGCAATCTTCATACTACTCTCACATAGTGGTGCTACATCAAATTTATCATTGATGAGCATCAACAAGAATACGTGATCTAGAGTGTATGATTTTTTTATAAGTTCTTCGAAATGATGAACGTCTAGCGAAAATTTCATTGGTTTGGATGTTTGCTGGTTTGCGTTTGTTGTATTCCCACTCTTGCCATGAGGCTTCTATATCTCGCTGTCTCTCAAGAGCAAAGATGTAATCTTTTTGTGCTTCATGTTCCCAATCGATGGAACTTACAAAGTTAGTTGATCTTTCCATAAGTTTTATTTAATCTTTTAAACAATTTGGATAGGTGCATTCTTTTTTAGAACATGTTTGTCCTACAATCTTTACACCATCTCTTGTACATTTCTGTGAATCTACACCATTAGGCCAAAAGCTATCACAGTTCATAGCATCTTCTTCTCTGTGAAAAGAATGATATGCTTGTCTAGGCACATTTGGTTTAGCTGTAAATCTGTGGCAATACTTACTCGATGGACAATCTCTGTCCATACATAAACTGATATCTGGCATGAGTTTAGGGATTAGTTGTTATACCTTTCTAATAATTCAAGATCTTCTGAATAATTAATACCATATTTCTCTTTGATTGCAACTATATCAGCAAGAAGATCTACAATGTTCTTCCTATGAGAACGTGTGATTGAGATTCTACTCACTCTTGACATCTCTTCCATGTATTGGTAAATCTTAATGTATTTAGGCTCCAATACATGTCTGTAAATTGCAACTTTTAAGTCCATGGCTTAGTTTTTTATACGAAGACCAAATGCAAGATTGAACCAATCAAAAGTGCTTTTTGCTCTTGTGGTGTTACATTTAAAAATCTTCTTGATTAATTTAATAGAATACTTCTTGAATTCTTCGTGCTGTTCTGTAGTCATAGTGATATTAAAATACCACTTGTCATCATCCAAGGTATCCATCATAGACTTACCAACCATTTCTAGTTGGTATTCTATGAGGTGTCTTGTGATGTTCTCTCTGTTAATCTTAACTTTTTCCATTAGCTAAATAAATCTAATTGATTAGGAATAATTACAATGTTACGCTTCTTACCTTCTGTAAGAATCTTGTTAATGATTCTATTGGCTTTCTCAATGTAATATTCATAGTTTACATTTTGCACTACAGAATCTTTAGGCAGATAGTTACACACTGTTGCCAACCATTCACCTGCTTCAACTTGACTAATCTTTGCAGCATTAGTTTGACACTCTTCGTTCTTCATCTTCAAGAGCTTCACACCACTGTTTGAGATGTAATATCGTATGAGTTTATCATAGATTTCTTTCTCACCAGTTTGTCTGTTGATTCCTTCATAATGAAAGTCACGAGATGCTTTCTGTCTTAAGCAAAAATCGTAGAGATTAGTATGATTTCGAATAGTAGTATCAACAGGAATGCCCTGAACGTAATACTGTTCCAAAGCAATGTTAATAATACGTCCAGACTTATTTTTATGGAGTTCAAAGTCTGTAAGAAAGTCTCCCTTTTTCTTGATTTCGCCATCTGTTTTAATTGCTAAATAATCATTAACTGTTGAGAATATAATCTTTGAATAGTCTGTACGTTCTAACTCGTATTGTGTTACATCACACCACCATTCATTAATTTCATGCATTAAAGGTATTAACTCTTTTTTAATTTTTATAGTTACACCATCAGTATTTGCAGAAATTATGTTAATTCCATTAGTTTCATACTTCTCAATTAACATCATCAATGATAATTCACCAGTGATTGTGGTGAACATAGTTAGTTGTCTATCGTAAATCCAACTCAACATATCAGATGATTTACCATATACAGAGTTAACTGCAAGTTTAAGGGCTCCAACGATTCCTCTAATCTTTCTATCTTTCTTAGCAAGAGGTTTAAGTTCTAACCTTTTCTCGAACATCTGTTTGTACCCTCGCAAGAATTCCTTCCCCAAGTGCGCAGGATATTTACCATTGTTAATAATAATAGCAGGATAGTAACTAGATACATCCCAATCAATAATTTCATGGTCTTCATCAGCTTCAAAGATTTTAGGTTTGTTTACAGAATGCAGTCCACCTTTAGCAAATGTGTACACATTATCATAGAAGACAATGTCCTCTTGAAACTCATCAGTCATGGACATTTCCATTTTCTTAATCTTAGCTAAGAATTCTTTCAACTGTTTTGTTTCAAACTTTACATAAGGTGCGATGCAGTTCTTGACAGAGATTGATTTTCTGAAATACCCTTTACGTGGTAATTCTTTGTACTCTATACCTTTTTCTTGTATATAATACTTCTTAATCATCTCGTCACCAATTTTACTGTCAGAATAGTTTAAGCAAGGAATACCAAACTCATCAAATATATCTTGTCTGAGCTCTATCTGGTTGTTCTGCTTGTACAATGGATGATCTGTATCACCTGTGGTTATCTTGTAGAATTCATAAGTTGCCATAACATCATTCTTACAATAAGTTCTAGTGATGTGTCTCTCTGTTGGAGTCATATCTCTTTTTGTATGATGTACAGGCATCTCTTCGATATTCTCAAAGTCCATCTCAAACTCTAATCTTTTAAGACTAACCATACGATTTTTATTATCATAGTGGTTTATCTTGAACAGATCGAGTTGTTTAAGAGATAGTTCATGTTCTCTATACTCTGGAAAAACATCATAGTTAGCATCGTGGATCACATCTGCTGCCTTCTGAGCGATTTTCTCGCATATTTCCATAGTAGATAGCTCATGCCAATTTTCAGCGTTTCTAAGGATCCATTCTATCACCTGACTGTCAAATCTAATATTGTTATAGCCTACCCAATAGTG